CCTGCAACCGTCTTTAGCTTCGCAGGGCGTAAAAGGTACAGTTACCAACGCTTTAAACGCTTATGTTATCGAACTTGAAGAGGACACTTGGTACAAGGTTTGTATCGAAGGTGTGTTCAAGACTACTGTTCGCGATAATGGTTATTTTGATGATACCGTTATTACGTTTGAATCCGCACTTGCAACGGTTGTCGAACTTTCTTTGAGTAACGATTATGATTACGTTGAAACCGAGCGGTGTTTGTCTAAGAAAGGTCGCCCGTGCCGCAAGTATGTTATCTCCGTTGATAACGGCGATTGACATATAAAAAGCCCCGCAGATTGCGGGGCTTATTCATGCTATGGTGTCAGTAGTAGAGCACTTCGCCGGGGTAAATGATGTTCATGTTACCTGAGCTGTATCCGGTGATGTTGTACATGCTGACTCCGAGCCAAGCGGCAATGTCGCTCAATGTGTCGCCTGATTGCACGACATATGTGCGCGACGCTGTTGCGGTGTTGCTGCTACTGTTGTGGCATATCTTGTCTCCGGGGTATACGATTGACGGGTTGCCGCTGGGTACGCTTACGTTCCACCAGTCGGGCCAGAACATCGAAACGTATTGTCCAGACTGGATTACGACACAATTGGTGTCGCATGTGGTTCCTGCCGTGCTGGGCTGTGGTTTGGGTGCGGGTGTGGGTGTGCTGGTTGTGGTCTGCCCGCTGTTTGCGTATGCGTGCCATGTGTTCAAGTCGCCGTATACTACGCTGAGGTCTAGCGCTCCGCCCCAGTTGTCAACGTAGCCGGTGCTGGTGTACTGCCATGCGACGGTGAAAGGCCAATGGTATAGGGTGGGCTGCGCTGACGGTGGGTTGAATCCGTAGACTGGTGTATATCCGAGCGTATATGCGGCAATCCACAGCCCATAATTTCCAGCGACAACCGCTGACCAGTCGTAAGCGTTTTCCGTAGACTGGTTCATGTAGATAATCGGCTTAGTGTTCCATGCAGCCTCTACGGTTTGGAGCCATGTGAGCGCCCAGTCAGTATTCCACGGGGCTGATGGTTCCCAGTCTAGTATCGGTACGATACCTTTTCCGACGTATCCGCGTGTATTGTCGATGAAGTATTGGGCTTCGCGTCGCGCGTCGTTTTCCGTGTGGGCAAAGTGGTAGACGCCTACGCCTTGACCTGCGGCCAAGGCGTCCTGCACTACGCGGTCACAATCGGAACTAACATATCCGACGCCTTCGGTTGCCTTGGCGACAACGATTTGGGCACCGGACGTGGTGACGTTGATACCGGTCTGCCAACTGGACACGTCTATCATGTCCGCAGCGTTCGCGCATGGCGCGATTGCCAGCAGCAGGGCGACAACTGCCGCAATCGCACTGCATGCGATTGTTTTAATCCTCTTTATCATTGTTTTCCTTTCTCTCGATATTGAAAATGTTCAGAATGTTCGAGCCGCTTAATTCTGGGTTGATTTTTACGCAATTCTCCATGATTGAGGTAATTTCAATTAAGCAGATGCCTACGCATACCGGGATGAATACCGGTAGTTCGATTCCTAAGTTAATGTAGTCCGAGCCGTATTCTACGATTAACGCGACGCAAATAATCGCCAAGTATGCGAATTTGTGGCCGAGGCCCCTACGCATTTTTTCACTGGATAATTCGCTGTGCATAATTGCGTTGATTACGCCTGTCGCGTAGTCGATGAGCACCAATAGAAATACGATGCCGATAACGATTAATTCATGGATTGGCATGTATATTCCTCACTTTCTTGTACCTGATTGTTGCAACAAGCCGCCAAGAATCATGCTGAACTCCGCCTTAATTTGCGGGGTTTCGAATCGTAATCTACCGACGCGATACGCGTTTAATATTTTCTGTGTCATGTCGTCCGAACGTTTGAGCATCATGCAATTATTATCGACCAGTCGATAATCAAACGTAAAATCCCTTGTGATTTTAGGCTGTTTTTTTGTGATAATATACAAGACTTCGTCGGTATCGCTTAATTGCTGATAGACGTTGAAAATACCGGATTCAGTGGTTCTTAACGTGAATGCATAACCGGCGTTATTAAAATCACTAATGAGAGCATTGGCGTTATCCCTAAAATCGTTATTGATTGCATAATTTGCATAATTTTCGTCGTATCTGCGTAGAAACTGTCCGAATTTGGATGTGGCAACCTTGGCGCTGAATCCGCCGTAATCAGCTAATTCCACCATGATGAACCCGTCGCAATATCGCTGATATTGCACACGATTATCCAACTGCGGTTTTAGGTTGATATTGAACGCTGAAAAATACGGATTGGCGAGGGTCACGGCGTTGCTGCACGTGATAACGCGAACCCTGTCATTCCAACGGTCTACCGTGTTGTAAAATTCTTCAAGCGCCGTGACCTCTCCGCCAAGGTATCGCATATTATCGGGAAATATTTCGTCGAAGATAATGGTGCGTACTTTGGGGTAGGCGACTGATTTCACCTGTCCGGCCTGCGATAGGGCGATAAAATAGCCCATGATGTGCCATGTCGGACGTTTCTTGCCATGCTTGTCTGCGGTGGCGTCCCTGTCATCCAGCCAGTGGCATTCGGCCTGATTTCCGGACACTCTAAATTCTAGTTCCGGGTATTGCTCCGCGATATCCGCAAACCACGTGCCCTTATTTTTCTGTTCCTCAGCAGTCCTTCGCAGATAGATGAATTGCCATCGTTTCTTAATCCAGTCACCGATAACCAATTTTTTAGCGCCATAGGTTTTGCCGAGGCCGCGTGCTCCGATTATGAACATCCATGGCGCATGATACGAAAGAACCCGTCCATAGTCGTAATAGTCGTTTTCGTCAAGAACCTTTCCCATATCATCCATTATACCATGTACAACGGGAACCGATTATCATCCAACGGATTCACTCTAGCTGGGGCAATATATCGCCGTATCTCCCACCGTGACGCCGCCGCCATCTCTTCCGACGCCGCGAACAGATTCGGTCCATTGCCCGGCCCTCCGTGGGATAACGTTTCGTCCTTGCCGTCACCGGCGAACATTTCCACATGGTCCCACGCCTGAGTATACACACCCCAATCCAATAACAATAAGTCGGCTGCTTGCGCCTTGGTGATAGCGTCCGATATTGATGTGTCCGAACTGCCACACACGCGCGTGCCCTTACCTGCCATTTGTCCAGTCCATGTGCCCACGTCAATACCGAGTACGTCCTGATACGCACGCCAGCATACGCTAGAGCAATCCCCGTATCCGCTTGAGTCTGGGTCTAAGCGGCCCGCCCCTTGCGAGTATGCGTATTTGCCGATTCGAGACTGCAACCATTCCACCACCCGTGCAGCATCTTTGTTGCCGCTGCCAGAACTAGAACCTCCTCCAGTCTGCCCACCGCTCGGTTTGGTGGACTCAGTGAAACGATGTACCCACGTCTGCGCCGAGCTTTTGACAAAAAAAGCAATACTTTCCCCGTCATGGTAGATAAGATTATCGCCCTGTAGTTGTATCCACGAGGTGCTACTAGGCTTTCCGTCAATGCCGGGATGGTCGCCGCCTGGAGTTTTTGACGGTTCGGAGGTCTGACCAAAGTCGGGCGGGGCACTCGCTCCATCCCATGCTGTCAATAGATTGTATGCAGTCGTATACCTATTGCGATACTGGCCTAACACACCGTCTGCCAGTATTGTGGTGTAAATCAGTTCCAGCGTAGCCGTTGCCGAACATGATGCCAGCACGCGCTGCGCCTGTGCGGGGGACTGGTGGTATGCGCAAGCCCACATGATACGTTCTTTCACATTCTTGGACGGAAAGCCATATCCGTCCATAGTGGCTTGGTATCCGTCCCAATCCGCCTTCCATTGCGCCTCTTGGAAAGCGTGGTTTTCGTTGCGTTGCGCCCACGCCTTCCACGCATTGCCCTCGGCGGTGGATAGGTAGCGCGATGCCCAGTTGATGTTATTGGCCTGCACTTGCTGGGCTAATGTGGGTGCTGCTGCCGCGAACGTCGTCCATCCGTTCGGGTCTGCGGTGCGTCCGCGCTCTAAAAGATTGCGGGCGCGATTGCCGTACCATTGCATTATGCCCATAGTGATGGCGTCTACGTAATTGCACGCGCCCCAGTCGCAATTAGATTCTACGGTGCCGATAACGTACATCGCGTAATATGATGTATTATCCATGATATTAGTATACCCCGCCCGGCATGCCGGACGGGGTATGATTCATATGAAAACGGGCATGACTTTCAGCTTTTGCTTGCTTTACGAGTCAAGCTCTGTAGACAGTGCGTACCATGTAAGCATTACGCTACCCATGTTGATGTAGGTACCGGGTTCGATGGTCGCAAAATTCCTTAAAATCAGAGCCCCATTAGGTTGCGCCTGTAAAAATATCGACTTATCATTAACAGTGTCGGCGTAGACTCTTGGCGCAGTGTTGGCAGACGGCCTGTACCGTTCGGGGATTGTAGTTATCAATATACGGTTATCTTTCGCCTGCGAGGTTGTTGGGAAATCCCCAGACGGGGTGAGTCCCTCCGACGTTCCGTCCTCCCATGTATTGCTGGACCATATGAAGACTTGAGCCGTCACCAGTCGGGAAATTGGCGAGAAGTAAACCGAGTATCGCGCTCGGCCTGTACTGTCCCCCGAGCCGATGCCGCCGAAGGCAAAGTTTCCCGCCGCCACCTGCACTGGCGCTACACCGTGGGCCTTCAGTGAATCAAGTTGGCCGCTAAGGCTTTTGATGTTGTCGTCTAGTGTTTGCGCTGTTCCCGAGTATCCGCCCCGCTTGGTAAACGTTGTGTCGGTCTGAGCCTTGGTGTATACGTTGGAAGAATCCGCCTTACCGTCCACCTTGTCGGACAACGAGGATACCGAGCCTTGCAATTCCGTCAACGCGGTGCCCTCCGCCTTGCTGTTGATGGTGTTCATAAGAGCCTGAGCAGTCATGTTGGACGTAACGCCGAGCGCGTTGAAATAGCCATCCAGTTCGGCAATATCAGTCTTATTGGTCTGCGCAAGCTCCGCCGCAGCATCCGCCGCCGTCTTTGCGTTGTTCGCCGCTGCGGTCGCCGTGGTGATATTGGTGGCGTTGGCGTACATCTGATTATCGATTTTCGTCATGGCGTCGGTGAAATCGCCACGCCACGACGGCCTATCATTCGGATTGTCGCCAAATGTTGGCAGATTGTAGTGTCCGGTATGCTGTGTGGTAGACATTGTTATTCTCTTCTTTTTTTCTAGGCTTTAGCGCTACCAACGCGAACGATGCCGTTCGCGTCCTTGTACATCGAATCAAGTTCGGTCGCCGTCAATCCGAGCGTGCCGGGCTGCGAAGCGGTTTTATTGACCTTACCCGCAAGCCCCGAGGTGAGGGCGGAGGTGGTGGCGAATCCGCTCACGTCCGGGATATCGGTTTTCTTTGCGATGGTGCTCGCCACGCCCAGCGGTGAGCCGGAAGTACCGTTACCGGTGAGGTCGGTGGTATGGTTTACCGAGGTGAGGACGCCTGCTGTAGCCGACGCGATGTCGTCCGCGTTTTGCTTCAGCTGCGCGTCAATTTTCGACATATCGCTATTGTAATCTCCGAGCCAAGTTGGGCGGTCGGAGCCAACGAACTGGCTGAGTTCGTAATTCGCTGTCTTGTTGGTCGCAGTCATAGTAGTTATCCTTTCTTGTCGAAATTGTCTGCGGTTGGATTGCGTTCGACATATCGTGCATCCGCTTCCGTCTGCGTGATAAACGACATGTCGGCGGGCGGATTCTCGGGCATGCTCTTGCCGTAGGGGAATTGCGAACGTCCGGGAAAATCGCCGGGAACGCAATTATCCACGGCGGTGGCTCGCAAATCGTACTCGCGTGCGCCGAGGGTAAGCCCATCGTATTCCTGCGCGGTCAATCGCATGTTGTCATAATCACCGAAGAACAGCCCATGAATGCGCGAATTATCATACATGCCGCCCAGTACCTGCCCGAGCGGTTGCGTGGTACCGTACACTGGGGAGGTCGCCACGCCCTGCTGCTCCATCTCATGAATCAGCGCAAGCAATTCCGCACGCAACGAAGCCATTTCCTTATTAAGCTGTGTCACGGTATCCGCGAGGGCCTTGTCAACAGATGCCGCGAGGTCGGTGGTGGACTCCTCTAGCTTGCTCAAATCGCATTGGATGATGTCGAGATTATGGCGCAGGCATTCAATTAACTGTAGCGTCGTCAATCCGTCCCGATACGTGAACGGTACAGATGTAGGTATCCCGTCGAACAAGCGTTGCCGTGGAATCAGTGTATTAATGGTGCTCACAATTATTCCCATTCTCCATAGTTATGGCAATTAGTGAATATTGTATCATACGAACCCCATACCTGCATGAAACACGGTTCGAGACTCCGCACAACTTCCATATCCACGTTGATGATGGCGTTCCGGTATTCCTGAATCAGACTCATGGCGCTCTGACTGCGCCCGCTCACATGGCTCTTGCCCTTGGCGTTGCTTGAATCATGTTGGTAGTCGGTGGCGCTTTGCGCCGTGGTGTGACTGGTTGAATCCTGTGAACTGGATGCCGTGCCGGAGCTGTCCGCCTGCGATTCGTTCGCATGGGAGGCGTAGCGTGCAAAGTCGCCCACAACGCCGGTCTGAGGTACGTCACTATCGAAGCTTTTGGACGTGGTGGTGCTGGAATTATCCGACTTGCTGTTGCTGCTGCTGGTCGAATCCTGCGTACTGGACGCTTTGCCGGACGACTGGGATTCGCTGCCGCTCTCGCTATCCGTCGTCATATCCATGGAGTCCAACGGATTGTATTCCATGTCCAGCGTCCGATAACGCTCATTAAAATAGGGCATGATTTCCGCCATTGTCATCCCCAGATAGAAAATGAATTGCTGCGCGGTTTCCTGTCCTATCTCCCTAAGCGCGTAATGGCGAATAATCTTCTCATTCAATTCCGCGCGGTGAGATTCGTTGTAAATCGGGTAATAGTCGGCGCCAAGATGCAGCTTGTCGTCGGTATCATATCCGAATGCAATAAGATTGCCGAGGGTTTCGGTGTACTCTCCCGGCGTCGCCATCGCATAGGCGCTAAAATCCTGTGTCACAATACACCTCCAATACCCGCGTCGTATGATGCGGGCATGTCGATATCCGTCGTACCGCTTGCGCTTGAATCAAGCGCGTTGGGCACGCCGGAGCTTTGCGCGTCCGCGTACTCCACCCACACATTCAACTGAGGCCACAATCGGTTGATTTCGGTCGCCGCGGCCTGCCGAGCCTTGAGGAAACTCAAGCGGAACACGTCTACTTTCTCGTTGGCTTGCGCCACCTCATCCGAGATAAGCCGTTCCTTTTTTTCCGTACCGGATGATTGAATGCCGAGATATCCCAGCACCTCGTTGGTCACTTGCGCTTTTTGTTGGATGAACTTATCCAACAAGTAGGGCGTAGTGTTCGGCCACGGTTGAAACATACTACCCGGGTCGAGCGAGTCGTATCCGATAATATAATCCTGTCCGTCCTGCCGTTGCTGAAGCATGTTCTGCACGGTGAGTTTGGTGCGGGGGTCGGCTGTGATGATTGTCGGCAGCTTCAGACTCTCCAAATTTACGTCATACGCCTTGTCAATGTCGGCGAGGCGTCGCGCGTACTGCCATAATGTCGGTTTGAATCCGACGCGCATTCGATTATCCCAGATGGGTATGCATTCCGAACCGGCTTTGAGCTGCCGGTAGTGGTAGTTGACGCCTACCGGCTCGAACATGGTGGGATTGTTGTACACGTTCAACCGGCCTTGATAACCGGCCTGAGTCGCAAGGAACCTGCCGATACGCTTATCTTCAAAAAACAACGCGCACCCGTATTCGCACAGACATATTTCCAACCAACGCTCATCCACGGTTGGCGGCAATCCGCGCCAACTGAAACGGTTCAATGCGAGTTCCATCAGCAAATGAAGATACATGTCATCAAGTGTGATGGCGCGTGTTTTCGCGTAATTGCCGCGCGGGTGCAGCGCGCCGCCAACTCGATTCTTTTTAGACCTACTCATATTGCTATTATATCACTCGTAACTGATGCCCGGAAGCGGCTCATTGTCCGCCCAGTCGGTCACACCGATATACTCGGGCTTGTTCCAAACCGTCACGCCACGCTCGAACATACCTTTGATTGTCAGTCGGTATTCTTCGGGCAGCGTGCCCCTCACGTACGCCTCCTGCATCTGCCAGAAAGTGAATTTCTCCATGCATTCCAGCGAAGCGGGAGGTGTCAAGAATCGTTGCACAAAATACCCGTAGCGCAACATGTACTCACCTGCGGCCCTTAACGCGCTCGGCGCACACGTCTTGAACCGCACCAGCACGCCCATGATGCCGTTCGATAAGTTGAACATGTCACCGCCGAGCGCTCCGGAGGTGGTCGGGGGAGTCAGTTGCATCTGCTGTACTTGGGCGTTGATTCCGGCGATGGCGTTCTGATAGTCGCCTTGCGCCGCGTATGAAGCCAGTCCGTAATTGGCTTGCGAGGTGATGGCGCTGAGCTGGTTGCTCAATCCGGTTGCTCCGCTTGCGTAGGCGTTGGCTTGCGACGTGGCCGCCGCATTGGTGGCAAGCTGATTGGCCGTACTTGCCGCCGCCGTGGAATTGGAGACAGCGGCAGATGAATTGATGCCATAATTGGCGATATCCGTATGTGCGGAGCCGAGGAACGCACCGCCAACCGCATTCACCGCACCCAATGGGCTGCGTGACGCGATGGCGTTCAATCCCCCGCCGACAATGCCGGCCATGCCATTGAGATTATTGCTCTTGATATTCTGCTCCACTTGGAGATTAGCCATCTGACTGGTCTGATTCTGTCCGATGGCAAGAGACTGGTTTAGCGAGTTTGCCGTAATGGCATTGGTTGCCGTCCTGTTTTCGTTTGCCCAGTTGGTTTGCCGTGTGGCGTATTCGCGCTGCAATGCGGCATTGGAGTTGGCTACGTTAGCTGAAGTCAAAGCCTTCTGTCTGGTCCATTGGGCTGATTCCTGCGCGTAGGCGCGGGTGTACGCGCTGTTCGCCATAGCCAACGCGCCACCGTTGTTGACCACGGAAAAGTGAGGCAGATTGGTGATGCCGAAACTGGCGTTGAGCATTTCACCGCCGTCTATCGGAAGGCCCATATCCTTGCCGTTAATGCGCAGCGGAACCATAGTACTCGCTCCGGCCTCATTGTATCCGGGAATGTAGAAATTGATTCTTGCGCCGGACGGCGCGTAAGTGTAGGTTTCGCGGATAGTGAGCGTGTCGGATTGAATGTCTTCAGGTCGGTAGGTAATGACCGTGCCGTTCAAGCAGCTGCACTCAATAACGCAATACGGGTAACAGTAAAGTTTGCGCAGATTCCGGTATCGGACGGGTACGTTGAATTTGTCACGAAAGTTCGTGATTGTCATAACGTCTTCGTAGCGTAAATCCGAATCGAGAGAGGAATTAAAAGAATAAATGTTGCCATATTCCTCTGACACTGCCTGCCCGTAAATCTCCGTAACCCTATGCCCATATCGGCTCACGTAATCCTGTGGAATTTTCGGCACCATGTAGACGGCGCAAATCCCTTGCGTCACCCAAGGGAACAGCGTGCCAAGGGCCATGATGTTGGCGACATACGCCATTCGGTTTTCGCAATAGTAGACGGAACAGCCGTCCGTCTCCTGCTCGAAGATGGCCCCGGTTGCGGTGGTGAGCTTTGGCTCGGAAGTGTTTCCGGGGTCGTCGGTGAGATTAGTGGTGCTGACCACAATCAGGCCGTAATCGACCCAATCAACGCCGCCGCCGTCTATGTCATAATGCCGACCTTCGATAATGCTCCGATATTCCTGTGACGTAGTGACCATCTCACTTCCGGTATCCAAGCCCTCCGGAAGTGCCAGATAGGTGCGCCCGTAGTCATTCCACTGGTGTTCGTTGGCGACGCCGATATGTCCGCGCGTCACATAGCAGCTGCCGAATGTGACATCAAACTGGAAACTCTGCCATACGTCCAGCATAAGCGTAAGTTGCGTACAATGCGCGTTAACATATTCGACATGCTGGATATAGTAGTACCATGCGCGAGGCGTCTCCAAACCGGGGTAGTCGTTATAGGCTACGAGATAATTCCAGTTCGACGCCTCGTTAAACGGCAGTTCGACGCGGGCGGGCGCGTTGAAAATATGCATGGTGGCCGGACGGCATTCCACGCCGTCCAGTCTGTCAAACCATTCCTGCTGTGTTTCACATGAAACAAACCGCACGATATCACGGTATGAAGCATCCCACGGCACGCGGCAGAGTTTCAGTGTCGTGTTTGGCGTCCATTCCGCCCACGAAAAATTAGATTCCACATAAGGGTTCGCGTCGTCAATCATCATCAGCCTCCGGTATGGCAAGACCCGGAGCGCTCACGTGGATTACGCTCCGGGTCTTGTCCTGCATCACATCGTGAGAGAGGGTAGCCAACCGGCTACCCTCTCATCATATCACGCGGTCACGGTCACGCTCTTCTTGCCGGACACGCCGAACAGCGTGGCGGTGATATCAGCACTGCCTGACTTGACGCCAGTCACCACGCCGGACTCGGATACGGTGGCGTTCGCCGGAGTGCCGGATGTCCATGCGGCCTGTGCGGTCACGTCGGCGGTTCGCCCGTCAATCATGGTCGCCACGGCGGTCGCCTGTGCCGTATGTTCTACGGTCACGCTCGGAACGGTTACGGCAATGGACGCGATGATGGACGGGTTGAATCCGATAACACCATCACCGACCACTGGCACGTCCAGAGCCGCCGACACGGTTCCCGGCACTTCCGGCGTCGCCGGGTTCGTGTACAAGGCGGTTGCCGTAATCGGAATAGTAGTGTTCGGTTCATCAAGGCCGACCACCAGCACGCCGGTAGGCGAGATATACGTGTAATCACTCTTCGGCTTAACAGTATCACCGATAGCGTATTCAACCGCGTCAGAGCGGAACGTAGCCACACCGTCGTTAGTGATAGTCGTATCGGCAGTGACCTGCACCGCGCCGCCACGCGCCACGTCGCTCGGAGTTTCCGAGCCACCGCCATACATGGCGAGCTTGAGCTGGAACTTCGGTTTCTGAGCCTGTGTGCCGGTAGGGGCCACCACCTTGGCGCTGGACGCCGCGCCAGTCCAGAACATCACAGCCGGGGCGAAGCCGGACACTGAGATGATGTGCTGGACATGCAGATAATGGTTGACCGAATTGATGTTAACCGGATTAGTCTGCTGGGTCATCTCGTTAATAACCGGAATGTCAATCAGGAACTTGTCAGTAGTAAGGATGGCCTGCACGCCATCCATGCCGAACCTGTCCTGCGGAATAACGATAATCCGATCAATGGTTGGTTCGGCGTCCGTGCGCTGGAATACCGTGGCGAGGCCCTGCACGTCAAGTGCCGACTTGACTTCCGGAGAGCAGAACAGTACGAGTTCATCCGGACGGGCGAAGGTCGGCATATGGCGAGCGTTGTACTTGGTGGAAACGAATTTAAGCGTGTCGGCCCATGCGCGAATCTGACGCAGCATATCACGGGCGTCCGTCTCCGAACTGCCCATGTTGTTCAAATCGTTGTTCATGTGGACGCGCCAATATCCGCCAAGCTTCGCATACTCTACGAACTGGTGGCACAATGCCTCGAAAAGGTCAACTTCAGCCGCGTTGTAGCAGGATGTGAGAATCTGGGAAGTGAGCGAGGCCAGACCGTTTTCGGACGTGAAGGCACGCTGAAGCGTCTTGTCGTCAGTGGTCGCAGGATACCAGTGGGCGAAGTCCAGACGGTGATAGAGCGAATCCACGTCGATTTTCCACTTGCGGAAGTTGTCTGCGCCCAAATACTCGGCGTCCGGGTCGTACACTTGGGCAAGCGGCATTCCAACGG